GTTGACGAACCTGCAATTGAAAAATTCTGGGTTTACATGAGAAAACATGCTTTTGTTAAGCCTTCTGCAGGAGAACGTGAAGATGATTTCATTCCACGTTGTATGAGTGTGCTGGTAGGTGACGAAGGTTATGACCAAGATCAAGCAGCAGCAATCTGCTATTCCACTTGGAGAGAAGAACATAAATCTGTTAAACTTGCAGAATATCCTTGGGACGAGTGCATTGCAGATCAACTAAACAGAGGATTAGAACAAGATAATGCCGAAGCACTTTGTGGTTGGATTAAAGCTAACATGAAGTCTATGGAGTTTGAATCTTATACTGACTATCCAGAATCTGCAGTTAATGCTGCTAAAAAAGCAATCGAATGGGCAGAAAAGAATGGTTGGGGTGATTGTGGTACACCAGTCGGTAAAGTTAGAGCAAGTCAATTAGCAAATCGTGAACCAATTTCAGAAGAAACTATAGCTCGTATGGCAAGTTTCGCTCGTCATCTACAACATAAAGATGTACCATATTCTGAAGGGTGTGGCGGTTTAATGGTAGATGCCTGGGGTGGACAAGCAGGTATAGAATGGGCGCAAAACAAATTGGAAAACATTCGGGAGAAAATGAGCATTGATACTGCTTCTTTACCTCCGTATGTAGATCCGGGTTTAAAAAAGAAACGCAAGTTTAATGAATATGGTTGTCCATCAGCCACAGTAGATATTGCTCTTAACTTGAAAAATCGTCAAGAAGCAATCGATGTTGCACACTACGGTCCATTGAATCCTAATGATCCTAATGAAGAATATTGGCAAGCAAAAGCAGATATGTTTAACACTTCTGTTGACGAATCTAAAAGTGCACTTTGCGGAAATTGTGCATTTTTCGTTAAGACTAAATCCATGCTGGCGTGTATTGCTGCAGGAATTGGCGAAGACGCCACCGCAGATCCTTACGACTCTATTGCAGCTGGTGAATTAGGTTATTGCGAAGCATTTGATTTTAAATGCGCAGCAAGTAGAACATGTGACGCTTGGGTAACTGGCGGACCAATCACAGAGGAATTTTTAGAAGATAACCCGTGTTGGGAAGGCTACGAAGCTTATGGTCTAAAAGATGATGGCACACCAAACTGTGTACCAGTTAAAGCACAAGCATTTGCTGAAAGACCAATTGCTAGAATTCCGGAAGAGGAAAGAGGTCGTGAAGGTTCTGCTAAGAACGAACCAGGAGATACTAAAACCTCTAGAGGTGGTATTGAAGTTTCTGAAGAAGTAGAATCTAGCTTGAAAGAAAAAATACAAGAACATAACGAGAAGAATCCACAAGATAGCCAAAAAGCTGATTTAGGTATGCTTAAAGCAGTATGGCGCAGGGGCGCCGGTGCATACTCTGTAGGCACCCCAGGTCGCAAAGGTATGACTAGATCGCAATGGGCAATGGGAAGAGTAAATGCCTTCCTTAAAATTCTAAGTGGATCTGCTCCATCAGATAAAGACTATACACAAGACAACGACTTGTTACCGAAAAGTCATCCTAAGCACTCAGAATCAATGAGCAAACTTGCTTTTGCATTAGAGAAAGACAAACAAGTTATTGTTGGACCAGTTGCTATTCCAGACATAGAAATCTATAGAAGGGACGAAGCTACCGGTGAACCTTACTATGTTAAATTTTCTGAATCTACCATTCAGAGAATGCAAGAAAAATTCATGAAAGAATTAAGGAACCGGGATACAAATATCGAACATAATGAAAATCAAAATGCAAATTCTTACGTTTTTGAAAGTTGGATTGTCGAAGATCCTGAAACTGATAAAGCCAACACAGTTTACAATCTCGGACTCCCCAAAGGAAGCTGGGCAGTCAAAATGCGAGTTACAGACCCAGAAGTCTGGCAAAGTGTCAAAGAAGGAAAGTACAAAGGATTCAGTCTCGAAGGAAGCTTCGTTGACAAAGAAGACTTCGAAGACCTCCAAAAAGAAAAGTCAATGATCGAAGAGATCATGAACATACTCGGAAAATAATGCGTGAGAAATGTCAGGATATTTTCTTGACATACTCATGCGTATAATTCAAATCAATATAATTTAAAAAAGATGAATTACAAAAACAAACTTAATCAAATCCGTGTCGTTCTTGGGTTACAGATTAAGCTTGCTTCTGAGAAACTAGCTGACGGAAAAACCGTAGTGGAAGCAGAAGAATTTGCACCAGGCATGGACCTTATGGTTGTAGCCGAAGATGGTAGCAAATCTCCGGCTCCAGCGGGGGAACACGTTACAGAATCCGGTAAAAAAGTCGTTGTTGACGAAGCCGGTAAAATAGTTTCTATAGAAGAAGCTAAAGAAGAATCTGAAGGCGCATCAATAGAGATTGAAGTAGAAAAAGCTGCTGCACCAGTTAAAATGGCCGAAGAAGGTCCAATTGATGGTTCTGAACCAGAAGCTCCTAAAAAAGAAGATGCAGTTGAAGAAAAAATTGCTGAAGTCATGAAGAAAGTAATGGCTGCAATGGAACCAATGATTGCTGAAATGGCAGACATGAAAGCTAAGATTGCAAAAATGGAAGAGCAATACAGCAAGTTTGCAAAAGCTCCTGCTGCTGGAAAAATTTCTACTTTGAACACTCAAGTTGAAAAAGCGGATAATGTCGATATTATCGAAAGATTTAAAGAGATAAGAAAATCTCTATAATAAAAAAAAGAATAAAATTTTAAACTATGTCATTTAACGTCGCAGGTTTACAACCATATACGGATCAGTTATCAACTGACCTAATCATCCGTGCGGTCCTAAAACCACAATCAGTACAAAACTTGACTATTAAGCCAAACCTAACTGCAGGAACTACTGCATTGAATATTTTGGGTGCTGGTGTATCTGTTCAAGATTATGAGTGCGGATTTGCTGGAGCAACTGGTAATACTACCATTTTCACTCAGCAAAATCTAGTAGTTTCTACTAAGCAATTAAAAGAAATCATGTGCGTAGAGCCTCTACGTGAATACTGGATCTCTTCTGTAATGAGCGCTTCAGCTTATGCAAACGAAACTCCAGTTTTCGAACAGCAAATCGCTGATCTTAAAGTAAAAGAAATCAACAAATACATTGAACAAACAATCTGGTCTGGTGACGGTTCTGCATTGGATGGTCTTACATTCCAAACTTCAGTAGCTGAAGGTGGTATCGATGGTACTTCTTTTGCTGCTGACTTCGCTTCAGCAACTGCAGCTTATGATGGTTTCTGGGGAATGGTTGATGCTTTAGCTGCTGCAAATCCTGCAGTATTGCAAGAAGATGATCTAGTAATGTACGTTTCTTACGCAACTTACTCTAAACTAGTTCAGTCTCTACAAGCTAAAGGTAACTCTATCTTACTTCAGTATCCAAACATCAGTAACGTATCTGGATCTCCTGAGAATTCCTTTGTTTTTCCGGGCACGAATATTAAAGTTTTCGCTGCACCTGGAATCGTAGATTCTGGTTCTCCAGTATCTCCAACTGTAATTCTTGGTCCTAAGAAGTACGCGTTCTTCGGAACTGGTCTTAACAACGATCAAGATAAGTTCAGATTCTACTACGATCCAAGCGAAGATAACATTAAGTTCTTAGCTGCTTGGAGAATGGGTACTGCAGCAATTGCAAACCAGTTCATTTCAACTGTAGCTTAATTTAATCTATATAGAGTGTGACTTCGGTCACACTCTTACTAATAAAAAAATATAATACTTCATATGGCTTGTAACTTAACATACGGACTAGCTCTAGATTGCATCGATAGCATCGGTGGTGTAGCAGGTTCGATTTATATAAGTTCAGATGCTGATCTTGGTACGTTGACTTTGTCATCTGCCACTGGAAGTGTTTCATTGGTTACTGCTGCTACAGGCGAAACTGGAACTTTTTATGAGTTCGAAGTTGCTAAAAACGTAGCATCTTTCACAGAGACTTTTAACATCTCTAATGAAAATGGAACTGCTTTCTTTGAGCAAGCATTATCTCTGAACTTGCAAAAGATGGAAGCAAACAAAAGAAACGAAATTCTTTTGATTGCTCGCAACAGAAATTTAAAGGTTTTCTTTACCGATAATAACGGGAAGATATTCCTAATGGGCTATTCTAGAGGCGCTGTAGTATCTGCGGGTACTTCAGTAACTGGAACCGCGGTCGGGGATCTTAACGGATATACCCTCACCCTAACGGCCCAGGAGCCTGCGATGGCTTTCGAAGTCCAAGCACCGCTTGCAACAACATTTGGTGGTTGTACATTCGTAAATGCTGTGTAATTTTTTAGTATTTTCATATACTACCTAAACCAGATCGTGCGCACGATCGAGTTTAAAAGATCAGAATCTTTCTGGTCTTTTTTTATGTCATTTTCTTGAGAATACATATTCATGAATATCAAACACAAATTATGTCAGGAACATTAAAATTAGGAGCAACTGGTGGACAAATACTATTTTCAGAAAGTCCAACTGGTGGCAATGGAACACCTGCTACCGGATATGGTGGACTTTATTATGGTGATGACAGTCAATTAAGATTAATCACTGACACTGGTGCAATTACTATATTAGGTGCAGGAGGTAGTGGATCTGGTATTACTTATGGAGGTGGTGGTGTAGTAACAAACGTTGCTGGTTCTGTTGATGGATCTGCTTTAGTATCTAATACTACTGGTGCAAATAATACGGCTATTGGAGATAATGCTTTAACTGCAAATACAATAGGTAACAATAATATTGCTATAGGAGAAGAAGCACTTTTTACTAATGTTTCAGGAAATAATAATACCGCGGTAGGAACAAATGCTTTAAAAGCAAATACTGCTAGTAATAATGTAGCAATTGGATCATCTGCATTAACAGCAAATACTACAGGAACCTCTAATATTGGAGTTGGAAATAATGCTTTAGGTTTTAATACATCTGGATATGAAAATATTGCTATTGGAACCAACTCATTATTTGCTAATTCTACGGGATTTCAAAATATAGCAATAGGTTTTGGAACAATGTTAGCAAATACTACCGGATCAAACAACACTGCAATTGGGGATAATTGTTTGGATTCTAACACTATTGGTACACATAACACTGCAATAGGTGCTCGTACTTTAGATGTTAATACTATAGGAATTTATAATACTGCTATTGGTTATGGTTCATTAGGAGATAACACAACAGGATCTTATAATATAGGTATTGGAGCTAATTCTGGTGCAAATATCACTACAGGATCTAACAATATAATTTTGGGAGCAACTGGAGGAACTGCTGGAATGGCAGATACTATTTTATTTTACGCTGGATCTAATACTAATGTGACAATTAATTCTGGAGCAGTTGTTTCTGCATCTAATACATCCGATCGTTATATTCCAATTGTAATTGGTGGCACAACTTATAAATTATTACTTAGTACATGATTAATTTAAGTGTAGGATCCGATAACGTCTTTGCCATTTATGCTGACACTATTGATAATAGTGTACAGGATTTTGGTGATTATTTCTTACTTGGATTTAAAAGTTTATACACTAATCAATGGGTGTATGTTGTACCACAAATTTTAAC